TAATTTCAGCCATTTATGATATACAAATCAGGATGTAGAAATATTTATATTCCTTGAAGTCCCAATCTACCTACAACCTCCTGCTGTTTGAGGTAAAGTTTTGCGTAGGATTTTGCAATATCCTTTAGAGTTTCTCTGTCATCACAAGAATCGATCTCATTTGCAAGTTTTGTATACTCAAAACTTTTGGAAAGATTCTCTAGTGTAATTTCATTTGGATCCATTAGTAATCTCCTTAAGTAAAGATTTGATTTCTTCAATATCCTTTTTAAGTGTATCTAATTCTTCTCGTTCTGTCTGCCTCCTTTGCTTCATTCTCATGTAATTAGAATACCCAGATGTATCGGTGCTTACAATAGCACCTGTTTCTTTGTCCCTGAAAAGGTTTACATGACCTTCAACAGGGATAAGATCTTCTTTTGGAATTTCCATAATTATGCCAGGGCAATTGCTCTAAAGTCTTTTAGTCTAACTGGTGTTGCTTCATTATTAGTAGAAAGAACGATTTTGATTGCAAATCCTTCAAATTGATCAATGTCACTTACACTGAACTGATACTCAGAGAAACCTGTTCTATCATTGGCAGGAACAAAAGCATCTGCTCTACCACTACTCTTATCTATATCAATAATTCTATCACCAAAACCATCACCATCAGTATCTACCAGATTATCATATCCAGGGAATGGAATGAATTTCTGATCAACATTGGCAGAGTCTACTCTGAGTAATTGATAGAATACTCTGAAGTCTGCACCCTCTTGTCTATTTGCACCAATTATAACTTTCAAACTTGTTGCAGGTTGTGCAAGTGAAACAACTTTAGTTACAAATACTGCGCCGTGAGGATCACCATCTATGTTGTTAGATCTAGAATCTGCAACATAATCATCAATTGGTTTATTAATTTTATTTCTACCAAGAACGAATGTTGCATTCTGTATATCCATCACTGGAGATACATTTGCATTAGTAGATGTAAAATTAACTCTCATAGCGAGAGATTTATTTTCTGGGAGAGTTGTCAATCTAGCAAGTTCATTTGCTCTAGAGGCAACCAATCTTGGAGTTGGATAATGAACTACTTTATTGAGTGGAACTGGATCATATCCTTGATCTTGGAATGATACTTCATTTCCACCAGCACTTGTTCCAGAAACAGTTCTAACCAATGCTTCAACCTTAGTTCCTTCCCCAGGGGTGATAACATTGAAAAGTGGTTGAAGAGAACTGTATTGGTAGTTTTGTGAAATACCTACAGCATTTCCACCAAATGCTTTGTCACCCTCAAAGCAGAGTAAATCTTGACCACTAGATCTAACTGTTGGGGTAGTTCTATCGAACTCAACATAGAAATTATCAACATTTGAACTTTCTGTATTATAGTATCCAGAAGGAACATCATGAGTTTTATTGATTCTCATCAATCCAACTCCATCAACTTCATATGGTTGGATAGATTCACCACTAGCGTGAGAAGTCTTTGGAGAGTTATTTAAAGCTCTGCCATCAATAGTGAGTGATCCTGCAGGAACAGTTCCTGGAGTAATTCCACTATAAGAAATAACTTCATTATTAATAAGAGCGTATCCACGACTCGTGGTGATTCCTTCAAATACTCCAAACGCAGTTGTATCTGCAACCGATACTACTGTATCATTTTCACCAAATCCACCAACGATTGTTGTCTTTGTAGTATCTGGTTCAATATCAACAATTTGTATTTTGTTGTTTGCACCATGATGTGCATGATTATGCTGTTTGATGCGAAGAACATTACCTGTATGGATATTATCAATCAACTCAGAACCGTTAGAACCAACAGTTGCATTAGTATTGGTTTCGGTTGCTCCATTAAAGAATGAAATTGCACGAGTTGCAGTAAAGTTTTCACCTTGAACACCAGTCAGATAAATGGTATCAAATGCAGCAGCACGATCTTTAATAACAATTCTTGCACCAGAACCTTTAGTTAAAGTTGAAGTTGTAAGTCCAACAATCTCACCTCTTACATATCCACTACCTGTGGTAGATGTAATTGTTACGGTAGTAACAGCACCATCTGCATTAGTAGCAATGTTTGCAGTTGCTCCAGTTCCTTTACCTGTTAAAGAGAACAAAGGAACCGCATTTGTGGTACTAGATGCAGGATATCCACTACCAGCACTAACAATTTCAACACCACCAGTTCCTGCAATAGCGGCACCACCAAGATTTTCTACAAATCCAGTAATAGTGCTACCATTTTCACTGATTTTGACTCCTGGTTTAATATTAGCCTGTTCGGTTGTCCCAACAGTTCCACCAACATCCAATTTCAGTTTTCTTGGCAATCCTTCAATTGGGTTATTTTCGAGAGCAGTAGAATTATCTCCCTTTGGATCAACATCAGAGTTATAAAATGTTGCTGTTCCAGAACTTACAAACTGTGCTTTATAAAGTTTGAATGTCAGATCTTGGAATTGTGAAGCAGTCCAAATTGTTCCGTTTTGTGACTTGAATAGTGAACCACCAATGTATTGCTTAGTAACAACAACATTCTGAACATCAGGAAGATTTTTAGTTCTAACAGTCTTCTTACCCATTGTTGCAGTCCACATCTCATACTCATCAGATGATGGTGAGAGAATAACAATTGCATATTCTTGACCAGGTTCCAGGAATACTGGAGATGGGAAACGAATTCTAGTAGGCAATGGTTCAAATGGATCATCATTTTCATTTGGTGCCTGACCAGGAACTACAATATCATTAGGATTCAATGCAACTTGAGTAAAGTCTTGAACAAGGAATGAAGTTGGTGTTCCTAATTCAACAGTTCTAAGTTCAACAAATACCTTAGCAGAAGGATCTTTTCTTGCAAAATAGAGATCAAATGATGTTAAGAATACACCAGGACCTTCTGATTCTGCACTAACTGTAAATGATTGTGCGAGAGGGTCTCTATGAGTTGCTTTTACTCTAACATCAACTGACTGTTCAGTTGGTCTATTCTGTGGTTTGGGTGGATTTCTAACGGAAACACGCTTGGTGTCCTGAGTTATAATTGTTCCAGAACCACTATAGGTTCCAAGTGCCTCACTACCAAATGCGGTAGAACCAGGCAAAGGTGTTACACCAGGAGGAACAGCAGTAATTTTAACAGTTTTAGTTCCAGATTTTACTCTTACTGGTGGTTTTGGATTTGCATTTGGATCACGGAAGAAGAAGTTTGCAATAAGATCACCCCAGTTATCTGAGATAAGATCTATATTTGTGATTGTTGCAACAGCACCACTTGTTTTTCCAATAATTTTAGATCCTTTAGTAACATAACCATAAAATGGAGCTTTTGGATCTGCAAGCCATCTTACACCAAAGTTGACAAGTTTTGATGTTGGTGAATAACTATCACCAGGAGCTGGGCGTGATCTATCGTAAGGATCAACTGTATATTCTTCAACAAGAACTGCAGGTGAACCTAATCCATTAGCAATATCTGGTCTTGATGTATCACCAAACTTGTGGTTTGGTCTTTGAATTCTCATCACACCAATCTTCTTGCCACTAGGGTCAATGATGTCTGCATGTTCGTATATCTGGAAAGTTCCAGATTGCATATCGACTTCTACAAGTTTTGGAACTACATCAACTTGCTGAGCATCAAGATAATGATAGTGCTTGGTGAATGGTCTCAGACCATTTGCAGCAAAGAATACGTTTCTTGAACGCATCCATGGATCTGCTTCACCAGAAACTTTTACATCTTCAACATAATCAAATTCTCTTGAAGGACCAGTAAGTTTTGGTGTGTATTTGGTTGTGGTTGTAGTTGTTGTAGTGGTAACATTCTTCTTAATCCTTTCACCTCTACCACCACCTTTTCTATATTTTTTAACTCTAGTTTTTCTGTCAACATTAATAGTAGTATTTGCCTGTTGCTTCCACTTAGCACCAGTTGAATCTGTTCTATGATCATTAATATAAATGGTTCTCACCCAGTTATCTGATGCTGGATCTAATACAACTGCACCAACAAATACGATAACATTAAATGGATTTACATTTTCAACATTTGTTGCATGTGGTTGATTTAAGAACTCAGTTTCTTCATATTTGAGTGTTAAAATATCACCAGTTTTTTGAATATTTGGATCAAGAAGTTTAAGATTCTGTGAAGGATCTGCTGTAGTGCGATCAATACCAGGATCGTATGCTAAATCTGCTGCCATCGAGAAGAAATCAACTGGAGCAATAGCAGTAGCACTTTCTTTAGCAATATCAAGAGTTGAAAGACGAGGATCCATCAGAGTCTTATCTCTGAAGTCGCTAACAATAAATCCAGACTTAAATCTATCCAATCCATTTTGATCAGTAACTGCAATAGTTTTTGCAGTGAGTTCTAGCATAGTTAAACTAGTAACCTCTTCCAGATTATCAATCCTATCTTCCAATTTACCAATATCACGCATGGTAAATCTTCTGTTATCTCTCAGAAGAATATCTGGATTTCTTACTGTATTATACAAATATGCAGGCAATCTGATTTGTGCAAGTTCCATTGCATCATCAGCAAGAACTGGTGGTGCTGGAGTTTCACTTGGTGTTCCAGTAATAACTTCAACCTTACCAAATCTATTAAGAGTTACAAGATCAATTCTTGGTAAGTAGAAATTATAATCAAAGAGTGAACTTTCATTTGGTGTAGGAACATATCTGTAAGTTGACTCATATACCCTATCCTTGAAGGAGAATGGAGATCTAGTTTCAGATGCTGGATCATATGTGGCAACTCTTGGACGGAAATCAATAACATCACTGCATCGAGTTCCATTGGGAATTTCTGGAATGTCGTTAGTATATCTGTCAGCAGAGTAGGAATTTACTGTAAATATATCTCCAGCATTATTATTTGCTACTTCAAATTTATCAAAAACAATGTAAAGTTGTTTTGATGGAACAGCACTGCCAGCTCTTCTTACAATTCTAGAATAGTCACAGAATTGATGAGTATGTCCCTTATCCAAACGATAGTTTGCAGTTCTATCAACATAACTTCCTTTAGTTACGTCTTGAACGAGAAGATTCAATGAAGACTCTTTGAACGTAACATTTTCTTCTTTTTGGAAACTATTTTGATTCAGAGGTACAAAACTGATAGTATTTGATGTTCTACTTACAACTTGAGCAACTGCTCTACTATCTTCACCAACAATCTTCTCACCTACAATAGCATTTTGATCAAGCGCAAGACCTGTAGCAAAGGTCAATTTATCTAATACTGGTGCAGATGTATTAGTTGATTCATATACTGCACGAACATTAACTACATCAGGAACATTCAAACTAATTTCTTCATCTTCAATTCTAGTTCCATAAACTTTGCTAGTTGTAAGACCAGCAACATTAGAAACACCAGTTGTTCTAACAATAGAAAGAGATTGTCCTTTGATAAAATCTTTAGATTTAGTCGTTATCGCACCCTTTTTCAAGGTAGCAACAACTGTAACATTTGCACTTTCATTTGCTTTTGAAAGACCAGTAAATGAAATGCTACCGCCACCTGATGCTATAGTAAACTGATCTCCAGTTAGTGGTTCTGTAGAACCATCTGCATAGTGAATAGAATATCTTTCAGCATCAAATGGAGTGAAGAATACACTACTAATACCAACACCTGCACCAAGAACACCACTATCTGCAGTGGTAATTGTCATCCCATTGTTCGCGACAGTTTGACCAGTAATCTGTCTAGTAACAATCATTGATGAATTGGAAACATCAACAGATTCAATTGAAGGTTCTGGAAGTTCTGCATAAAGACCTGCTGGTCCTACATCACGAATTATTGCTGTTGCAAGAGAGAAGGTGTAGTTTGTTCCATTATCAACAGATGCATCACAAACACCACCAATATCTGCAGGAACTGCTGTAAGATTTAACTGAGTCTCTCCAGTAACACTAGTAATTCTATTGTATTGTGGATCATTATTACCAGCTTGATAGATGATGATCGCATCTTCTCTAAATCCATTGATTGCAGTAAAGAATCTGCCACCAACTTTACCAGTGTTTCCACCAGTAATTGTCAAACTATCAGTTTTAGCAAAGTTTGCAGGAGTTCTTGGATATAGAACAGCATCTGCCATGAAATCTGCTTGAATTCCAGTTCCAATAGAACTTGAATCTTGATAAACAGACTTAATATCTTCTACACTAAACTCTCTAACAAGACTAATTCCTGCTTGATATTCAACTTGACCATTGAAAATAATTTGCTCACCAGTTTGGAAACGACCTGAAGTTTGTGATAAACTGTATACAGCACCATTAATTTCGGAAACATATCCCGTTGCACCACTAGAAACTCCTCTTGCATAAGATCCTTCAGGGACTTCTGTAGCAGAGAATGTTCTTCCAGTAGTAACGTTTGTATATGTTTGAACATCGAACAAATACAAATCAAACTCGGTGCTAACACCAGAGTACGCTGCATCTCTAACGGCATAAGAATATACTCTAGCAGCACCAATCTTTGTTCCTAAATCAGTATCTGCATTTCTTGTGGACGCACCCATTCTTCTGCTGTACAGACCAATGGTGTTTGCTTCTGTAGTTTGTGCTCCAGATGCAGATGCGCCAATATTAATATATGGAACGCCATGAACATTATTGACCCTCATCAGGCTTCCCATTGCAAATGGGATATTGGCAGTTCTTGATTTTGATAATACTGTTCTTGGTTTATCTACATCAACAACTACGGATCCAAGAACATCAATATCATATCCTTTGATGTACGCAGTTCCTTCGGAAACCCTGACACCCATCTTATCTAGAGTGGGGACATTTCCTTGCTCAGTTAATTCATTTTCTCTGAATAATCCACCATTACCAGTTTCATCATTAAGAAGTTCTACAACATCAACGGTGAATGGGGTAACTGCATAATTACCAGACTCTTCGTAAGTTCTCTTTGCGAAGTAATCTCTAATTACGCTGTAATTTGATTTACTTTGTAATTTTTTAATTACACCATCATCAATTTTAACCAATTCAACAAAATTGGTATCTTCAGTATCTGTAAGTTGCTTTTTGGTTAGATTTAAAGTAATCTTCAGTCTATCAGCACCTGGTGCTGCATAGTTAGTAAATCCTTTAGCATTGTCATTCAGAGAAGGATCTTCATCAGAATTTACAATCGATTCAATAATGTTAAATCCAACTCTATATGAAGGATTGTTATCATATGGATCGAGGACAATCGTAGAATTTTGAACATCTACAAAATTTCCTCTTACAAAATAAACACCTTCAGCAACATTGACAGCATAACCAGTTTTAACTGAATTTGATGCTGTCAGTGTTAAGATGGTATCACCAGCATTTATTGTTGTATTGCCGTAAGTAACATTTTCATTAAGGATGAGTGTTTCACCATCTATTAAAGTTACAGACTCACCATCAAGTGCGCCATCTCTATACTTAACGAAAACAGTTATTTGTTCTACACCTTCTTCTGGTGGAAGTAGATAACCTTTAACTACACCTGTAACGCCAGATGTCTGTCCTTGTATTTTTGCGCCTTTACCATCATTTGCAGATACTAAAGCATCAAGGTAAATCGTAACATCAATGCCCAGATGATTATCATTTACCTTTACACTTGTATAAGCATTATCACATGTTACCCCACCAGGGATAACCATAGAACCTTCTTTAAAAATATGTTGTCCAAAAGATTCTACTTGGTTCTGCAGCATAGACTGCAGACCCGTAAGTTCTCTAGCCTGAACTGGATATCCAGGTTTGAATAGGACTCGATAGTAACTATCGTCCTTATCAAAGTCATCATAATAAGGACTTACGTTGAGATTAGTCTTGTTGGGCATTTTTTAGAATTCCAGTATAATTTTAATATCTTCTTTTTGGCGTGCGTTTCTAGCAACACTGGGTCTATTATCAAGGTAAATTAAATCCCCTGATCCTTTATTTATCTCAGGACTTGCCATGCCACTTGTGAAATTCACACCAAGATTGATTAACTTGGTTCCAGTTGGATTTGTAGTAATTCCAGCAAATGATCTATCAATAGAAGCACTGAAGTTTCCACTAGAAACTGGATTGGTAGATGATTCAAACGAATAAACTTTACCATTAGTGGAAATACCAACATAATCTTGTTGATCGTTAGTGGTATTGTTATAATAGAGTGATCTATCTCTAAAATACTTCAATACTTTAGTATCAGTATCGTAGGATGCAACATAACCATATGCTCTACCATTTCCATTATCTACAATTTGCTCAATCTTATCACCGACTTTTGGTGTTCCTGTAATGCTTGAAAACTTAAATGCAAACAGTGCGCTAAAGGTATCTTCATCATAAATTTGTGTTGTTCCAACCTTTGTTGGATTTTTCACAATACCTACTTGAGCAAAACTAGTGTCAACAGGGAAGTCTTTTGTAGAATCATCAAATCTTGAGTATATTAAGACCTTATCAGTTCCTAATTCAGTATATACATTGTGTCCATGACCATTTGATGGAGGAATAACTGGAACTAACTTTGCAGAGGTTCCTGTAGTGCTTGAATTGATAGCACCCAAATCAACTAGCGCATAACTATAATCCTTTCCACCAGCAGTTACAACTGTATTTGTAATCTTGGTGCCTTCAACATCAACTCTAACTTTGCCACCAGTTCCATCACCAAGAATTGCAAACTCTTGACCTAAACCATTTGCGTAGTTTAGACCTTCGTCGGCAATGTAAACCGTTTTAATTTGATTTTCATTGATGGTGGAATCACCAGACTCTCTAACAGATCTAATTTGAGGATCTGTAGATGTTTGCCATTCATTTGGAACGGTAATATATTCTGTAGAATCAAATTTAATAATATCACTTGGAGTAATGGTGAAAAGATATTTCCAAATATATCCATCACCACTATCACCTGCCCTAGATGGTTCTAAGTCAGTGAATGAAGGTTCATCTTGAGATACATTTCCTTTTGGATTCTTCCCGCTAGAACCGTTTTCAATACAAATGTAAACTCTGAAATCAGAGTTCATCACATAATAGTTTGCATCATACAAACGTGATGCATTCGATAATGGTGCAGGATTTTCAATGCTGTAGTCATCACGATACATTTCATATCGTGTTCCTGCAGTCCATTCAATCTTCCTGACAATTCTTCTAATGTTTGCCGATGTAATTCTCTTACCATATAGAACTACATCACCAGCATGACTGTTGTAAGCAATGCTATCAACAGGTGCTGGAGGATTTTCATTCCAGTTAGAGGATCTACCATACCCAACTGGTGAAGTAATTGGATTTGGTAGACTTACAGTAACGTAGTAAGAGTTGTTCGTATTTTCTACTGACTCTACAAAGTTACTGGCATTCAGTATTCTGAATTGATCAGTAATAATCGCTGACATCTTTATCGTTTTTTATATATTTATGAGGGTTATGGATAGAAACTCATATTGTTAGTGTTTGCTTCCTTCTGGAGTGCGCCACTTCTTCTCAATCCAAAGTTACCTGTTCTGGTAATAGTTGGGAATGTGGATAATCCAGAATCAACAACCAATCCAGTTACACCAATAGAAACTGGGTTCAATCTGTTTCCGAAGTTATAAAGTCTTCCCCAAGAAAGATATCCAAGAGAAAGTGTTCCAGCATCATCATCAGTATCAAAACTTCCTGTTGTAGCAATTCCAGCAATATTACTATTGCTATGAACATTAACAACAATCTCACCCCTATCACCGATGTTAGTTTTGGATGCAACAATGTAAATATTATCGAGGAACTGTGTTCCAATACCAACAACGGAAGCATCATTAGCATCGATTGAAGTAACACCTGTTCCAACTGTAGTTTGGTGGATAAGGATTGGATAACCTGGTTGCAAATCGGTTGCATCACCAAGATCTTTTTCACCAGCAACTGTTCTAGGATCAAGTGCGCGGAAGTTAATCTTCAACGCTTTAGCATTACCGTTAGTTCCTGTTGTTGCATTTATACCTGTGATAATTCCAGTAAATCCTTGAATATTCTGGAATGATGCAAACTCTTCAACAGTTCCCATGGGAACTTCAATAATAGTATTTGGAGCACCAAGCGTGTAACCTAAACCAGGATTAGTTAATGTAACAGAATTGATTCTTCCATTAGATACAGTAGCAGTTGCCGTTGCAGTAGTTCCGATACCAACACCAATAACTGGTGGAGCATTGAATTTGACATCAAGAGGAGATACTGTGTATCCAATACCAGGATTTGCAATACTGATAGAAGAAACAGTTCCTGCTGCAGAAACAGTTACGTTAAAGGATGCCACTTCAGGTGCATTTGTATCAACCAATCTTCCACCCATACCGCCTGTTGGGATTGTGAATGAATAATGCTGCTCCTCATACTCGAAGAACTGTGCATCATCGACAAAGATTTGAGTTGAGTTTTCTGTTACGTCACCTATAACTTTAGCAGCGGGAACAATTGCAGGTTCAATAGATTCTCTCTGCTTAGAAACAAAATCACCCTTAATGTAGAGATCGCGCTTCTGCTTGATCCATTCAAATGGTTTGAATGTATTTTCATTGATACCAGGACCAGTGTAGATATCAGTCTCAGCAATATCAGAGAGTGTATTATCTACAATAGTTCTCTTACGTTGTTGAGATACTGTAGATGGATGTAATGGATGCTTGTTAACTTGAACTTCATCACCAATTTTGATTGTTTCTTCTACGTTAACGAAAGTAACGTCAACATTATCTTGTCCAACATAGAAGAAGATATCAACCTTATCATTTACATCAGGTGCTTCAGTAAAGAGGAAAGAAGTACCACCAGTAAACTGATAGGCATATCCAGGTGTTTGAAGAACACCATTAACAAAGATGAGAAGAACAGAGTCTAAATCAATTGATCCTGCGAGAGGATCTGTAGAATCAATTTCAAAACTTAACAGTTGACCCTGATAGTAAAGTGGGAAGCGAACTCTGGAACCATCTTGGAAGGTAGAAACGGAGTCGAGATAATTCATCTCACCGAACGACCATGCAGAGTAGAAGTCATTGAAAGTTTGAACAACTTCAAATTGTGCTTCTTCAATAGGTGCAGTTAAATATCTGTCGGTAACCATTCCAACAGGTCTAAACACATCACCAACTTGGAATGCATATCCATTTCTTGCAATTTCAAAAGTCTCAACGCCAGAAAGGGATCCAGGTGCAACAGTTCTCGTTGGAGTTGTGCCGAAGTTTGGATCAACTGCCATCGTAACAATACCAACTAAGGTATGAATTGCAGATTGAACATTTGCACACTGTGCAGGAGATGTTGTAGATGTGAGTTTCAGTTGAACTGCACCAGGAGCAGCACTTACAAATGTATGTGTATATTGCTGACCAGAAGGAGATGCACCAACATTAACTCTAAACGTATTTGTAGTTACGTTATCAATTGTGAGGAAAACATTTGCTGCGGGATCAGTAGCGCGAGGATAACTATGTACCGTAGCGTTACCATCCTTAGAGCAAGTGAATTCAAAAGATCCTACAACCAGTTTTACCTGATCACCAAGTTGGAAACCATGATTTGCAAGGGTGATAACAAAGTTTCCATTAGATGCAGTGTATGTTGCATTTGTTGGAGTAAATGTCCGTATTTCACTAGTAACAGTAAGATCAAAGAATTGAGTTAAAGTGCTATAACCACCAATGGTCATCGCCTCATTTCTCATTGCCTGAACTGCAAGTTCTTTTGCTTGTCCAAAGGCATAGATCGTTTCTGCTTCTTCACCAGCAACGTGAGCACCACTAATATAAAGATTTGCAGCATCTACAGTCTTATCATTTCCACCAAATCTGAGGTTGTAGATTGTAGATTCAAGAACATCAACAATATCATCCTTACAATCTCTACCAGTGGTTCCAGATGGAGGAGTATATGATGGGAACTGTGCCAACATTCTTCCATAGGCAATCTCTGAAATCAGAACTTTATTTTCATCGATCAGATTTGCTGCATCATAGAAGCGATCACCAAGTACATTACGCTGATTAGGACCAATGGTAAAGTTCATCAGCAGGTTCTTGCCAACTTCTGTAGTGGCACCAATACCAAGTCTAGAAACACCCTCAACAGGAATGTTTTCGTAATTTGGTTCTGGGATGATGATTTCTGGATTAATGTATCCAGAACCACCTGCGGTTACATTCAGTGCTAAAGTTCCACCAGCACCAACAATTGCTTCGATGGTAGCACCCTTTCCAGCACCACCTCCAGGTCCAACGTTGACAATGATATCATCATTTGTTGCAGTAAGAATTGCAGTTTGAATTCCAGCAATTGGATCAGTAGGTCTTGGATATACTTGCTCGGTATAATGATAATCTTCAGAGCAGGTGAAGGTTAATGAACCAGTATCAATTGCAATAGTATCACTTGTAGTTAATCCGTGATTTGGAATATTCAGTCTGAGTAATCCAGTATGTGAAGTAAATACTGCATCAAGAGCAGTGTGAGTGCTGCTGTTTGTAGCAGAATTGATACTTCCAATACCTGCTCTAACAAACTTGTGCTCATATGCTTGATCAGTAACACCAATAGAAACTGGAGATCTATATCCAGATCCAATTGTTAATGAACGATACTGATAAATGCTACCGAGTCCAACATAATGGTGAGTGATTGTGCTAGTTCCAACTTGAACTCTTAAATTGTTAGCATCAAGTACTCTTTCAATTTCAAATGGTCTGTTATGATCTGGGAAGATTGTAGTTGTAACTCCACTATATGCTGGTGTGCAGGTGAAGGAAAGTCCAACCATCTTAACCAGTTCACCAGTCTTCATATTATGAGGAAGATCAGTTTGAACCTGAAGAACACCTGTAGTCTTGGTGTATTCTGCGGTTACAATACCAACTGGTCTGAAGTATGTGTTTACACCAACAACACCAACGATTGAACCATCAGCATCAAGTTCTGCCTTGAATCTACCACCCAAGAGAGGTGCATAACCAAGTCCAGGTGTAGAACCAAGAGAAACAATCAGACCGCCTCTTGGAAGTTGATTTTGGTTGATATCAAAATCAGATTTAATATAAGATCCATCAACAGAACTAATTCCAGTAAATACAACACTAGTGATTCCTGCTTGAGTTTCAAAGTCGTAATTGTTTCCCGAGTTATTCAGAGTAGATGGTGTTTGGAATACACCATTAATAAACAGGATGCCATTACCAGCAGCACTGTTACCAAATGCTCCGAGAGCATTTTGACCAGGTCCTGTTGTATTGAAACCACCAACAGTTGCAGTATAAGTTTTAGCAATACCAGTGAATGAATCGGAAATATCATCAAACACCATATTCTTGGAATAATCTTGTCTCAAGAAAGTTCTTCCAGAATATTCTGCCTTTACATATGGCAGATTAGATTCATTTCTTCTTGCTCTGGTGTTACCTTTAGGTGCTTCAATGAAGTGAATATCACCACCAACAATGTTGATCGCACCTCTATGAATTTGAACGTTAGCATTATCACTATGTGCAACTGCAGTGCTACCAACAGATGCTCTAACAACAGATACTGTTGGGAAAGTATTACCTGTTCCAGCATTGATAATTCCGTTGATAGGTCCAAGAAGTTGTCCACCAACATTAGTACTAAGTCCAACTTCAACAACCTTCATGTACTCATCATCAATCTTGAGAAGATCTCTTGGTTGAATAGATGAAATACCACTAATATTAAAGGTTGAGATGCCTGCAGTAATTCCACCATTATTGTGTAATAATGTGTGCCTTACTGGAGTAAATGCAACAGGTTGCTGAACGATACCGTCAAGAGCAACAACAGTCTTGGAGAGTTTCTTCGTCATCTCTAACTGGTGTGCATTACCCTCACCAATATCAGTAAAGGATATTCTGACATCATTATCTACATGATCCTCTCTCGCTGCCAGGAAGAAGGTATCGGGTGTTTGTACGATAGGGAATACCGTAGTAGGCATTCTATCAGTTACAACACCAGCAACGTTCATCGTAGCACCGATACCCATTGCACTTGCACCAACACCAATAAATGTTGATCTAGGAGTGTAAATGAGTTCCTCTCCAGTATTGAAGAAGTGATTTGGAATAGTAAAGAGACCTGTTGTTAAATCAACCGTTGCAGAATCTGATGGGTTGAAGGTCTTATTGTAGATAGAAATACCTTCGTGTGTGATTGGGAACTTGGTTCTATTAGCACGTTCTCCATTCAATCCATCAAATGCAGAGAGGAATACTCTTTGTTTTCCAGGACCATAATTCAGATGTCTTGGATCATTATCAAAATCACTATCAGTGTAGAATACTTCACTATAGGAGGAAAGATCTACCGTATAACCTGCATCAGGATAGAATTTGAGGATAAAGTTGGATCCAGAAATTTCAGATCCAAAAGTACCAAGTCCACTAGTATTATTGATAGGAGCAAAAGGACCAGGAACAGTAACAGTTGTCTGCCTGTTATTCATTGCAGCAACTTGATGAATTGCTGTTGAAGAACCTGCTGATACACGCACCAAAGCGTTTACAGAGGATACGGTTCCTGCATTGTAAGATCCAACAGTAATTGGAGTGCTTCCAGAAGCAACCATAGACTCAAGTCTTGCACTTCTCTCAGATTCTGGTGGTTGATCAGAAACAAGGAATCTGTAAGTTCCAACACCAACAGTACCAAATCCTACAATATTTGCACGAATATCGAGAACATCATCCTTTCCAGTAAATTCGTTCCTTGCCATGAAGGAAACAATACCAGTACCAGAGTTATATGATGCTGTTACAATTCCAATTTGAGAACCACTATAAGATTGGTTTTCATCATCAAAGTAATATTCACTGATGAAAGTATTAGTTCCATCAAAATCTAACGCTGCTTCAATATATTCAACATCTTTAGTAAATCTGTTAATAATTTCAATATTTGCAAATGCACCGCTAAAGGATGAACCATCAAAGTTCATGATGGTTTCTTCAGAAACACTAGCAATACCAGAGATGAAACGACCATCAATGTTCAGTGATCCAACAGTTACTGTACCAATTCCAGTTTCACCAAAAGGAATTGCACTGTATTGATAGGTCTTCTTGAGTACTTTGATATCATGATCTCTATCAAATGGATCAGTTGGAGTAAAGATTAGAGTCTTTCTTCCAGTCTCATCAACATTTACACTATAATCACCCAGTTTTTCTTTAGTGAATGATGTATACTTTTCGAGAGTATGTGAATCCAGTGAGGTTGATTGAACAATAAGTTCAGTAATTTGTGATTCAAATGTATCTGGATCTACAACTTGAATTGTATATCTTACATGAGTATCTGCAAAATCAATTTCTTCAATCTCAACAAATCCATCTTTAAATCCTCTACTAGAGAATTTGGTACTAATATCATCATGAATGAGAACACGGTTGGTTCTGCACTCATTGTAATCAGTAAGTTTTCTGTTTTGAAGTTTGAGGAACTTGGATTGATTTCCTCTACTATCATAATCAGTTACATTGTCAAAGTTGTTGATAGTATCAACTCTCTTTTCATTAACAACATCTAAAATAACAACGCTCTTAGTTGATCCTTCAAGATTAACACCACCTTTAGTCTCTGATGTAATTCCAACATCAGCAAAGTTCTTCAATCCAGCAGGGTGAACAACACTATTAACTGGATTGGAGAAAGTATCCCAAGTAATTGGACTCTTAACAGAGTAAGATAAGTTCTGATAATAATCATTATCTGGAGTTCTTTGATGATCTGCACTAATCTTGCCAACATCATCTCTCCATCCAATATCTTTCTTGGATGAATAACTGATATCAAATTTAGATCTGTTCTTATCAATCTTAGTTACAGTTGCAACTGCTCCACTAATTTGTCCCTTTATCTTATTGCCAACTCGAAGATCAAATCTTCCTCTAATCTTAATATAATCATCTCTGACTAAGGCAACAAATACATCAGCATCAATAAATCCAGTTCCAGAATCAACAAATAATTTTTCATTTGTACTGAATAAAGCACGTTTCTGAATTACATCAACGTTTGGATAATTTGCCTTATTGACAATAGTTGCATATCCAGATTGATATGTTTTTGCAATTCCTGGATTTGCACTCAGATAATTTCCAAGTTCATCTTTGATTTCAAATTCAAGTCTTGCTGGATTTGCATTTACATAGGTTTTTACTTTGAAGAATCTATAATCATAGTTTTCAGAGTTCCAACCATCCCCAGTTGAACCTTCAGCAAGCTCAATACCTTCAATAAAGATCTCATCACCATCATTGAACTGTGGTGAATTGTATCCCAAGAATGGAGTTTTTAATGTGCATGTTGCAATACCAGTGTGTCCTGCTTGAATAGAGACAATACCAACACCATTCGAGTTATTAACAAAGATTACCTTATGTGGTTCAGACTCAAGTCCAAGAAGTGGACCAAGTTGAGTAATTTCGGAGACTGCACCGTTTGGAGTTTCTGCTATCAAAGAAGTTTCATCAACAACTGTCTTCTTGGTTTCATTCCAAAGTTTGATATCTGGTGCATTAAGATAACGTGATCCACCAGAAAGAATATCAAATCTATCGATCGTATCCAAATCATCAACAGTGACAATTGGAGAAACAAATGCTTCAGGTCTTAAAGTCTTATCAGATGGATAATCATATCCAATATCTCTCATTCTAATAGATTTAACTCTACCGATTGAAGTAGAAACTGCAACTACGTTTGCATTACGACCACTCTGTGTAGTAACATCAATAAATTTTGGAAGTTTATTGAAGTTAAATCCTTTAGATGTAATTTTTACCTTACCAATACTTCCACTAATTGCATTAGATGATCTTGTTGCATATTCTAATGTACTCGTTTCACTCTTTTGATATGAGAGAACACTTGGGAGTACACTAGGAGAATAACTGAATGAAGTTGTAGAAATACCAAAAATACCATATGATCCATTATATGCACTGTCAACGTAGTTAATCTCTGAATGATTAACAACATCAACATCAGCAGTGCTAATGTAACCACTCTTCTCTAGAGCATAGAATAGTTTATTTGGAATATTCTTAGAATAATCAATGGTCAGTGATGCTGTTCCAAATCCAACGCTACCAATTCCAATAACATTAAAATCTCTATTATCAATTGTGCTTAAGAATTCTGTCTTAAATTCTCTTTCACGGAATATCTTTAATTGATATCCTTGCAGAGACTCATCACCAAGGAGGAATTTGATACTAGAATTTCTATCAACATCAATCTTTGGATTAATTCTTGCTATGGAGTGTTCTGATCCACCAATACCAGTAAGACTAATTGAAGATTCTGTTTCTGGTTGAGATTCATAATAAGTTTCTGCTAGTCTAAAGATAGATGAACTCTCTTTGATAGCATAATATGATCCTGTAGTAAGACCTGCTACAATCTCATCCGTTGATGTATAGAAAAGTTTATCACCAGTTTCAAATCCATGATTTGGAATATTGATCGTATTGCTACCAATATTGATTTGAGATGAATCAAATCCTACTGGATTAACTATTAATTGCTTGGTTTCTTTGTTTAGTTTGAGTGTGAGTGGTGCTGTGCTACCAACACCTACTACTGTATTTGGAACAACACTGAGTCTAACAGTGTCTCCACGTTTGAGACCGTGAGATGATCCAGTGCTAACTGTAGTAACAATGCGATCAACATTTCCAGTTACATTACTATAATTTGTTTCAATGAGATATTCATTATTATCTGAACCATCTGTATGGAAATACAATCCATCAGTTGAAGTTGTTAAACCAATTTGTGTAACTAAACCAATGTAATTCTTACC